GCCCGAGGGTTTGTCGTCAACTGGCTTGAACGGTCGATCTGGCGGTGTGTCTGACTCCAGCATCGTCTTAACGTGCTTGATCCTAGCAGACGTGTCCTCTAGGTCTTTGTGCGTGTAGGTAGCAAGCTCTCCGCCGCTCTTATCCATAGCAAGGAACGTACCGCTCTTCTTATCCATAGCGTTAGCATAGCCGCTAATCTGAGAGATATAACCAAAGGCATCGTCGTCGGGTAGCGTACCGTTCTTGAACTTCTTCATGGCAAAGCTGGAAGCTGACTTTACATCGACAAGATGCCCGTCGATCACAGCGTCAATGTGTCCGACAATGCCGTCAACTTCGATACGCTTTTGCTGGTCCTCGACTTTGTGTCCAGCTTCCTTGGCCAGGTACAGCACCAGAGCCTCTACCAAGTCACCAAAGAGAAACTTCAGACGTGTCTCAGGGGTCAGTGGCTCAGGCTCGTGGTCACCCTTGATGTCCATCCACAGAGCGCGGTCACAGGGCTTGCCTAGGTTCGACATACGCAGTGCTGGTTTACGCTCTGCAGTGGAGAACCAAAGTTGTTTACGGACAACCTCCATCATTGTGTAGGCCATCTCAAACAGCGCGGCTTTGTCAGGCTCCTTTTTGCCTTTGTCCAGCAGTTCGTAGATGTCAGGAACTAAGGTTTCAATCTTCTTTTCGCTCATTTTCGTACTCCACCTTTATAATGTCTTTGTGTCTTTTCTGTTTTCCATTACGTAAGTCAGAGATACGCCTATGATCGTAACCGTTCTCTTTGCACCATTGTTTCATGGTCGTGTCTATGACCTCTTCAACGATGCTGCTGTCACTTCTAAAAACATAGAAGGTGCCTCTGTAGGCAGGATTGTTTGTGCCTCTAAACTTGTCCCTGAGTTCTTCACTAATGTAACTCTTCACAGGTCTATAGAAACGCATCCCGCCCACATTGGCATTATAGTAATTGTCGTTCTCTAGGACACCGAGTTCTACCTGTAACTTCATTTCATTATAGTACAGATTTCTTTTATTGTCGCAAAGCATAAGTATTTCAAACTTAAACTTGTCTTTACCTAGCTCTTTTATTTCCGGTACTAAATAAGAACTACTGCTACAGTAGGTACGCCACTCGCTTGCTTTCACACGCTTACGGCTACCCTTCTTGAACTTCCATAGATGCTTACAGCCTATGTAAGCCTTGCCGGTGTCGATGCGAGTGATCTGGTAGACAAACCCCAAATGTGCATTAGGGTTAAAGTTGCCTACCAGGCTCACATCCCAGTGTCCGTAGTCCGACACCTAAAACTCTTCTGCTTCTTTAGCGTTACTAAAGTCGTCAGAGCCTTCTTCACCGTCGAACGCAGCATTGGCAGACTTGTACTCCACAACGTTAGTGAACTTAACGCCTTCGATAAAGGTGGTGACACCGCTGCCATACTTGTTGTTGTAGGGTCGCTGACTAAGCTTAACAACTCCAGTAGTACCCTCGGCCAAAGCCTTGGGACCGTCGTACTCTGAACCATCTTTGTTATAGAGAGCTGGCTGGTAGTTGCTCTTCAACTGGACATAGGCCATGCCGTTGTACTTTGAATCGTCCTGCTTTACCGTCAGATTAAGCGACTTTGCCTTCTTCACTTGGTCTCCCTCAAGAGCAACGGCGCAGGAATAGCGGTCATACTTGTCCTTCTGGTCGAACAAGTATGTGTAGTAGAGGTTACCTTCGATATAAGAACTAGCCATTAGTGTATCTCACTCCAGTTGTTTCCAGTTTGTACGTCACAGTCTAACTTGCAGCGTAGGTTATACTCTTTGTTGACTTGTGATATAGCTATTTTAACACAGTCCGACACAGAGTCAACGCTTTCTTTTACACATTCTATCACCATTTCGTCATGCACCATTGCAACCAGCTTCGCGCCGGTTTTCTTGGCTTTTAGGTTAGCGGCTGTATTCATAAACCACTTCTTCATAAGCACAGCAGAAGAGCCTTGAATGAGCGTATTGATGCTGGCGTGTGGATGTCTCACCACCAATTGTCGGCCATCTATTGCCCTCAAGCGCCCTTCTGATGTTCCTTTGTGTACCACCGCTTCCCGCAGTCTGGAGAACGACGGGAGATTAGACAAGAAACGCTCTCGCAAATCCCTACCATCCTTGGCAGTACCGTTAACAACTGAGCCAATCTTAGCGTCACCTGCACCGTACAGCAGAGCGTAGATGAACGTCTTGGCTTGATCTCTGGTCTCCAGGCCAGCCATCTTCTGGTTGGCAGTGTGTATGTCGCCGTCCAGTATTTCTTTTGTGTAGTCTGGATCGTTCATGTAGTGCGCCAGCACTCGAAGCTCCAGCCCAGCAGCGTCGGTGTCTATCAACACGTTACCGTAGTCTGCACACCACATCTGTCGGCACTCTAGGCCAAACGGTTTACGAAGAGACGGTATCTGCTGCAGGTTGGGGTTGCTACACGACATACGGTTCGTGATAGCTCCTAAGGTTCTGTACTGGCAGTGTACGCGGTCAGCTTCTCCGCACGACTTCAGCCAGGAATCAATCATGGCTGTGCGTTTCTGCAGCATGAAGTATCTGGCCAGTATCTGGGCCTCCGGTATATCGCAGTCTTCCAGAGTGCTCTCGTCTACCTTTGGCAGTCCGGTTGGAGTTAACTGCTTAGGCTTCCAACCCTTCTCAATAAGCCTCTCACCGATCTGCTTGCGGCTTGCTGGGTTGAACGGCTTCAGCTTAGTCTTGGTCTTTAGCTGGATCACCTCTGGTTCAAAGGTGTCCTGCATCTGTATAACGATCTCCTCCTGCTCTTTCAGGAGCTTGGAATACATCTTGTGCGCCAGCTTCTTGTCAAAGGCAAAACCGTTCTCTTCAACGTGCGTAGCCAAGCGCTGCATACGGTGTTCGTCTGCTATAGACTTCTCTGAAAAATCCTTGGTCTCTTCGCAGACGATCTCGTAGACCTTCGCGCAGAGGAGAACGTCTTGCTCACAGTAGGCTATCATCTCATCTGTGAGCTTCTCCCAAGACTCCTCGTAGGAACCCTTGAGAAAATTTAGACGTTCTCCCCATGCCTTCAAGCCGTGGCCCTTTTCCCTATCGGGCTTTGCCATGCGAGACAGGATCAGACTGTCCGTCTGCTTGGCGATAGGAACCTCTACTCCCCATAGTTTACGCAACGCAGGGAAGTCAAAGGCCGAGCCATTGTGAGCAACAATCTTGTCAAAGTTGTTGAAATATTCCTGCACCCCGTCAGGGTTTAGAAACGTTTTGACAATGTTGTTGTCCACATCGAGAGTGACTAGGCAGTGGATAACAGAGTAGTCCAGCCCGTCAGTCTCAATGTCTATCACAAGAGTATTTAACAACTCAGTCCTCTCCAGCTTACTGGAAACAGTTTATCACAGTGGTCTGAGATTGCAACAGCTACTTCTCGTGTTTCTTCCTGAGCCGTCTCTTCTAGCCTGAGTTTACAAACTCTGGAAAACGCGGCTACAGAGCCGGTCCAGTACCATTCTGTGTACATAGACTGAGGCAGGACTGCTCTGGCTTGCTCCTCGCAAACCTTGAGTTTAAGCAGTTTATTGTACGCATCGATAGAGTGCGAGATAGCTGCAGCGTAGATGTCCTCCACGATACCTTGAGAGATCACGCCAAAGCTTTCTGAGCCTTGCTTCTTATCATCGCTCTGCTGCCTCCAGAGATCAGTAATCCAAGCTTCTGGCCTGTCAGACACATAGCGTCTACTGATCTCGTTCCAGACAAGCCCCACCTGATGCTTTGCCAACTGTCTGGCAACGAAGATGGGAGCCTTGACATGGAAGGTGAGTGACGTGTGTCCAAAGGGTGTCCAGTGGTTGTGCTTGGCCAAGTAAGCTATGAGCTTCTCGTCCTTCTGTGAAAGCTTTTTACTAACCTTGCCAAAGCTGACCCTGGCTGCGTTAACCACAGACAAGTCTGAACCCATGTGGTCTATGAGTTTAACCTCCATCAACCTTGTCCTCTCTTCCTTGACAGCGACCCTGCATACGGTGAGCGCTTGTTCAGGCGTTTTGTATGGTTGCGCGGAGCAAGCTTGTTTCTACGCTTTGTCTTGGGAACTGGACTGTAGGAGTTAGCTCCCTGTTTACTTTTTTTCGCCATTTTCCTCTTCCATTTTCTTGACAGCGTTGTTGAGCTTCCAGAAGGCTTCTACAAGCTTAGAGTAGTCAGACATCCACATATCGCCGTCGCACTGCATTAGACTATTAACAGGGTCGCAGACCAGAGGCTTGAGCCGCATGATAAACTCTTCCGGCGTTAACTCTACGTCATACTCCCAATTCAGCATCGTGCCTTTAGATTTAGCCATAATTAAAACTCCTGTTCGATGGTTGTCATACGTCCGGTCTTCTTCTCGTAGAACAGCCTACCTGCTAGTCCTACATCGCCAGTGTAGCGGCACTTCAATACCCGCAGCGTCGTTGTGTTGCTGACCACGGGGTCGTCACTCTGAGTGTCACGTTCCAAAGCTACCACGGTGTCGCTGATCTGTGCAATACCGTGAGAGCCTCGCAGGTGGCCTAGATTGATCTCCATACCTTCTTCGTGCGAACGGTCTGAGCCTAGTCGGCGCAGGTGAGTTACAAGGTGCAGAGTGCATCCGGTCTCTTCGGTCAACTGACGCAGCAGTGTCATGGTGCGGTCAATGGCCTTGCGTTCGTCCATGATCTCCAGCCCTGATACAAGGATGCTCAAGTGGTCGATGAAGATCACCTTGCAGTCTAGTCCCTGTACCATGAACCTGACGCGAGACAGCAGGTCGTCGGTGTTCATGCTACCGAAATGGTCGTACAAGTAAACACGTCCGGTGCCTAGAGTATTCGCAAAGTGTTCTTTGACCTTTTCTTTAGGATACTTGCTGAATACTTCGTTAAGATGCAGCGGAAGGTTGGCCTCAACAGCCAAGATGCCGCGTCTGGTGCGGTCAACGCTCTCTTCAAGGGCGATGATACCTATATTCAGGTCGGTGTTCTTAATGTAGTAGTGCTGCAACTCCCGCAGAATACTAGACTTACCTACGCCTGTACCAGCAGCCCAAGTGACGATCTCCCTGCCGCGAGTACCCAAGGTCTTCTCCTGTAGGTCGGGGAAGGGGAAGGCAAGGCTCTTGATGTTCTGCTCGTCCCACAGGCGGTCAAAGTTGTCTGCACCGTTGTGGATACCTGAGGGGGTGTATGAGTCAGTGTCCTTCAGGTGAGCTAGAAACTCGTTACCCAGTCCACGCTTTGTATACTCACAGGCATCCTTGTACTCTAGGTTGACCACGTAGGCTTTGCCCGGAGACAGAAGCTTTGCACACTTCTCTGCAGCGGTGCGGCCCGGAGTGTCGTTGTCGAAGCAGATGAAGACACGCTCGTAGCGTTCGAGCAATTCCAGGTTCTTCTTGAAGTCACGCTCTGCACTGGCCGCTCCGGTCTTGATGCTCAGGACAGGCACCAGAGTGCTCTTGGGACTGTCGCTGACCTTGGTGGAGCCTAGAGGGATACGGTTGGCCATCTGGAACGCTGCCAGAGCGTCTGCCTCGCCTTCGGTGATGATGATAGTCTTGGAGCGTTGCGGGGCAGCTTTGGTAAGGGTGTGTGCTCCGAACAAGTCGCACTTGCTGAACTCGCCTTCGGTCTTGTGTTCCTTACCCGGCATACGTATTTTGCTGGCCTTCAGGACTCCGTCGGAAAAGTACGGAAAGTAGACAATGTCGTCTTGGACCTTTACCTCGTAAAACTCAGCGATGGCACCGCCGATCTTCCGGTCTTGCCAGCGTATGTCGGGCTCTGACTTCTTGTAGTCCTCAATGTTCGACACGTTATCAATCTCTTTCCGGTGCTGGTTGCAACTGAAGCAATAGGTGTGTCCATCGTCATACTCTGCCAGCGCGTCGCTGGAGCCACAGTCCTCGCACGGCTGGTGCGACTTGCTGACCTTAGAAGTGGTTTCCATTACCTGGCATACTCCTTATCCATCTCTGCCGCCAAGGCAGCATATCCACAAATATCCACGTAGCAATCGTCGGTCCCTGAGTGCATCAGTCTAGCTACCTTCAACAGGATCATCATGTGAGCCACGTCCGTTGGTGTGAACTGAACCTGAACCTTTACCTTGGCTGAAACATAGCGGGACCAGAGGGACGCTATCCTGTCGTGGTTCTCGTAGGCTGTCCCGTAGTCTGCGGCACGTTCTCCGTTGATCAGCTCTTTA